CCGGTGTTGCCAGCGGCGGCCATCCAGTCGGCGGGCAGCGCGCCTTCGGCGAGCAACGTATTGCCGGACAGCGCGGTGTCGGAATTGGTGGGCGCCGTGCCGTTGTAGATGCGCAGCAGCGGCGCCGCGCCGATGGCGGTTTCCACGGCGTCCAGCCGCGCCTTCTTGACGGTGGCGGAGTAGCTGATGGTCATCGGAGGTTCCTTTCGGGTCGATCAGTGCGGTGCGGGCTCGGCGGCGTAGCGCCGGATTGCCTCGACGCTGCCGCCGAGCTGGGCGATGCGGCGCGCCAGGCGCTCGAGGTAGCGCCGGTCAGGCGCGAAGAAGGCCGGCCGCCGCAGCTGCTGCTCGGCGGTCGGGTGGCGACGGGCGCTCATGTCCGGGCGTCTGGACTCAGGTCGGCACCGAGAAGGACATCACGTCCATCTTGTGCTGGGTGGAGTCGGTGGTGCTGGTGGCCGTGCCGCTGCCGTTGTGGTCGGTCGCGCGGCGAGAGATCAGCACGTCGATGCGGTTGACGGTCGGGCGGCTGCCGTGGTGCAGGTCGCACAAGATGGCGCCCTGGTTCGACGAGCGCGCGGGCAGCGTCTGCGGGATGCCGAGGTAGGTGGCCCAGGTGCCGAAACCGACGTTGCCGGCCACGGGCGCGTTGTTGCCGTTGTAGCAGTTGGCCGCGCTGAGGGTGGTCTGCGGCAGGCCTCCGTCGGAGTCCTGCACCAGCTCCCACATGTGAAACTGCGTCTGGTTGGCGCCGTTGGTCGGCTCGCTGCGCGCCACGAACACGGCCCATACGCGGCCCTGCGCGTTCTGCGCCAGGCTCACCATGCCATAGCCCACCCCGTTGGTGATCTCGCCGTCCCAGCGGATTTCACCCTTGGGGCTGACGATCATCACGCGGTGCTGGGTGACCGGTGCCTGCGAGGTGCTGGGGAAGCTCGGGTTGCAGCCGGAGAGCGTGCCGCTGGCCAGGGTCTGGTGCACGTCGACGATGTACGTGCCGGCCTGGCCGGCGGTGCCGCTGGTCTGGGCGAGGACCTTCGCCTCGAGGAAGCCCTGCGGCGCGAGCGTGTGCGCGGTGAAGGTGGTGCCGATCAGGATGGGCGATCCCGTCACGGCGCTCACGGTGACCACGTTGCCGGCGATCGACGCGGTGCAGGTGAAGCCGGCCGCGTAGGGCTGCGGCTTCTGGATGCGGTAGGGGATCCACCACTCGCCGGTGGCCACGTGCATGATGGCCTGCTTGGTGCGCACGTCGGGAATGTCGTTGGCGGCGTTGTACGTGCCGCCGTCGCCATCCCACGGGCGGATGACCCAGGGCACCGAGGGCGAGATCCACTTGAAGCCGTGCTCGCGGGTGCGGCGGTTGTGCCACCAGACGCCGAAGCGGTCGAAGGCGTAGGCGGCCACAGGGTACAGCCGCATCGGCGCCAGGCGCTCGGGCAGGTAGGTGCTGATGCCTTCCCACATGGCGACGTTGCCTTGCATGATCCCGTAGACCATGTCGGGGTCGCCATCCGAGCCCACTGCCACGTTGTCGTAGTCGGCGCGCACGCCGGTGTAGAAGCGCACCGGCTTCTCGGCCGTCCAGCCGTCGCCATTGGGCAGGATCCACTGCACCTGCTTGTAGCAGCTGAGCGTGGTGTTGGGCTGGATCGTGGTGGGCAGCGAGAGGGTCCAGCCGGCCAGCACGACGCGACCATCCTTGCCGATGCCGGCCTCGTAATAGAAGCCGGTGTTGCGCAGCATCTGGCAGATGCCCTTGCCCGGCTGGTTCACCGTGAAAGTGCTGCCGACCTGGGCGCCGGTGCTGTCGAAGCGCCGCAGCTTGATCGAGTAGTTGGGGTCGGTGCCCTCGGCGGTCACCAGGATGACGTGGTCGCGCGAGCGATCACGCAGCACGATCGGCTTGTACATGTCGGTGGCGATCGTGGCCACCTGGCTCCACGCACTTCCGTTGGGCCCGCCGGTGGGCGAGCGCATCAGGCGCAGGCGGTCGGTGCCGGCGTTGTTCTGGATGTAGCAGACGAACAGGGTGCCGTCGGTCATGCGCACCATCAGGCCGCGCATCATGCCGGCCCAGTCCTGGTGCTGGTTGCCAGAGCCGTCGCCGTCGCTGGCGATGGTCTCGATGGCGGTGCAGATGGGCGCTGCAACGGCGGTGCCGCTGATGGCCGACTCGCTGATCGGCGCGGTGGGCGCTTGGATGCCGTAGAGGTTGGTGCCGTCGGCCAGGCCGCCGGCGATCGCCTCGAGCGTCGCACCGTTGCTGCGGTAGCGCGTGAACGGCGCCACGTCGAGCACGAACTCGCTCAACCCGTCGGCGAGCATCTCGGCGGTGGGCGATGCGATGAGCGCAGCGCTGCAGGCCACGGCGCGCTGCAGGCCGGTGTACGCCCGAGCCACCGGTGGGGTGTACACCGCCCCACCCGTGAGGTCGGTGGAGGCCACCTTGTCGGCGACGAGCGCGGCCTCGGTCGCCGCGTCGAGCGTCACGATGTCGTTCGGCTTGTACGGCGCGCGCGCCGTCAGCATGCGGATCGTCATGGTGGCCTCCTGCTGCGCGTGAGGGTCGGTTTAGAGCAGCGCCGCGAGCTCGGCCCGCTTGGCGGCCAGCTGCTCGGCGATCGCCGCCTTCTCGGCGTCCTCAGCGGCCGCCTCGAGCTGCACCTGCAGGGCGGCGACTTCGGCCTGCACCAGCTCGTGCGGCAGCGGGCCGGCGCTCACGACCTTGGCGCCCTCGCTGCGTGCGTACTCGACAGCCGCGCGCTTGGAGTCGACGGCGCCGTCGGCTTCCAACTCCTTGATGAGGGCGGCGGTGCCCTCGACGATCTGGCCTGCCTTGAGGCCGTGTGGCAACACGTCGCGCAGGACGCGCGCTTGCTTGATGTCTGCCATGGTGGGCGTGCTCCGATGGGTGGGTCAGGAGCCCGCCGGCGCAAGGGCCGACGGGCCAGCGTGCTGATCGCGCGTTGCGCGCGTCAGGTGGCGCTGTTCTGGTAGTACTTGACCGCGCCGCCGGCGTCGATCAGGTTGCCGCCCATGCGGTTGAACGCGACGAAGCCGACCTGGCCGTTCAGCGTGAAGGCGCTGTCGGTCATGCGGAACACCGTGAGGTCCATCACCTTGCGGATCTTGTACTTCTTGAAGTCGCCGAACAGGATGGACTTGGCGTTGGCCGCCATCACCGCCATCTCCTGGCTGATGTAGATCGGCCGGTTGAGCAGGCGGTCGGGCGCGCCGCCCGGGTTGCCCTGCTCGTAGCCCGGCACGAACAGCGGGCGGCCCTGGCTGTCCTTCAGCTTGCGCACCTTGGCCAGCGAGGTGTCGTGCATCATGTAGCCGACGCCCGGGCGGCCGCGGTACGCCGGATCGACGGAGTGCTCCAGGTCGATCAGGTCGTCGTAGGTGACGGCGGTGGTCTGGCCCGTGGCGCCCACCTTGCCGGAGGCGGCGCCGGTGACGATGCCGCGCGGCTGGCTGGTGCCGCTGCCGGTGGTGCAGTGGGCGGCCAGGATGCGGCCCAGGCGCATGGCCAGCAGCTCCTGCACGTAGCTCTCGATGTCCAGGAACGAGTCCTGCACCAGCTCGAAGGGCAGCGCGATCTTCTTGGAGCTGTACTTGTAGACCGACAGCGCGGTGTTGCCGAAGGTGGTGTCGGCACCCGTGACCGCCGTGTTCTGGCCGACGATTTCGCCCTGCTCCGACGTGGGGTCGGCGGTGGGGAAGTTCATGTCGGCGCCGGTGCCGGTGGTGATGGTGTCGGCGGCCTGCAGGATGGCGCCCCACGACTTCATCGCCACCTCGAGCACCTTGTAGTACTCGGTGGCCACCGTGTAGCCGCCCTCGGTGGTGGTGGTGGTGCTCATCGCCGCGCGGATGTCGTCGGTGAGCCGGGCCTTCAGCTCGGCGCGCTGGGCGTCGTTGAGCGCGGCCAGGCCGCCCACCAGGTAGGCACGCAGGGCCGAGTTGCCGGCCTTGTTCTGCTGGCGGTTCGGGTCGATCGTGTGCTTGTTGCGCAGATCCTCTTCTTGCTGCTGCTCGCCGGCGAGTTGCGCGCGGCGGTTCTCGCGGGTGATGTCCGCATCGATGGCCTCGATCTCGGCCAGCAGCGCGTCGAGCTGGGCGGCCTCGGCGGCCGGCATGCGCTGGTCGGCGGGGAACTTGTTGTTGAGCTCGTTGGCCTGCTTGGCCTTGGCGGTGCGGAGCTCGCGCAGTTGAGCGAGTTTGCTCATGGGGAATTTCCTTTCTGAGGTGGAATGAAAAAGCCCGCCGAGGTGGCGGGCTTGGCTCGGTTGCGCGAGGGCGCTACGCGATCTGCAGGCGATTCGCCAGGCGCAGGCGCTGCTGCTGGCGGTCGCGGTGTTCGGTGGTGGCGGCCGGCGCGGGCGCGGGCGCCGGCGGTTCGGACGTCTGGACTTTGGGCGCGCGCTCGTAAGCGTCGAGCTTCCAGCTGGCCTGCGCCTTCGGCGCCGATTCGGCGACCGAGTCGGCGAAGCCGGCGTCCACCGCCTCCCGGGCGGTGAACCAGGTCTCGGCGGCCATCCAGTCGGAGATCTGTTTGGCGTCGCCGCCGGTGCGGGCCACGTAGGTGTCCACCAGCGTGCCGTCGACCTTGTCGAGCAGCTCGGCGGTGCCGCGAAGATCGTCGGCGTTGCCCATCGCGAAGGTCCAGCCCTTGTGGATCATGAACAGCGCGCCAGGCGCCATGATGATCTCGTTGCCGGCCATGGCGATGAAGGTGGCGGCGCTGGCGGCCACGCCATCGATGTGCACCACGATGCGGGCCTTGTGCTCGCGCAGGGCCGTCTCGATCGCGCGCGCGGCGAACACGCTGCCGCCGGGCGAGTTGATGCGCAGGTGGATGGTGCCGGCGGTAATGTCCTTCAGCGCCTTGACGAAGGACTGCGGCGCCACGCCGCCCCAGTACTCGGCCTCGAGCTCGTCGCTGACGATGGCGTCGTAGAGGTAGATCTCGGCCTCGTCGTCGGCACCGGCCTTCGCGGCGAGCACTTCGAAGCGGCGCGCGGGCGCCTGGCGGTTGTCAGCCAGCAGCTGCAGGAGTCGGTTCGGCACTCTGGCCTCCCTGGGTGATGGTGTCGCCGCCCTCGATGGGCGGCTGGTTCTCAAGGCGCCGCACCTCGTTGGGCGACATCCAGCCGGGCTCGCCGGCGCGGCCGAGGGCGATGCGGTAGCCCTCGAATCGGGTCTTGGTGTTGCCGCGCTCGAGCGCCGTGGTGTCGTGGTCGACGAAGTAGCGCGCGCGGGTCGGCCACAGCTTGCGGTTGAACTCCTGCGCGATCGGCGTGAGGTGGCGGCGCAGTGTGTAGCGCACGAAGGCGCTGCCCATCTCCTCGATGCCGGAGCCCCAGCTCGTGGTCTTTTGCGTGTGGCCGACCATGAACGGCGGCACGCCGAGGATGCGGCAGATCTCTTCCACGCTGAACAGGCGGGTGCCGAGGATCTCGGCGTCCTTGGGGTTCACCGACAGCTGCGCGGGCTCCAGGCCGCCGGTGAGGATGAGCGGCCCACGGCTGCCTTGAACGCGCGCCAGGATCGAGGCCTTGAGCATTTCGACCTGCTCATTCTTCAGCGTGGCGGCGGTCTTGAGCGCGTAGTCGAACGTGGCGCCCTCGCTGAAGAACTTGCCGCTCCAGCGCTCGGCCGCGATCGCGTTGCCCACGGCCTCGCGCGCGGCGTAGGTGATGGGGCTCGGGCTGGTGAGGCCGTCGAAACCAAGGCTGGGCACATGGATCATGTCCGCCGGGTCGAGCACGTAGGCGGCGCCGGTGCGCGGCTGCACGCGGTAGTACAGGGCGTCGTCGCTGTCGCGGAACGGGGTCACCTGCCATGGGTGCAGCGGACGCCAGCCGATGACGCGGCTGCTGGCCACGCCCGGGCGCAGCAGCTCGGCAAAGCCGTCGCCGTAGAACAGGCGGGCGCTGGCCAGGTACTCCCAGGCTGTGGCCGAAGTCATTTCCTCGCAGGCCTGCTCGTTGAGCAGCCAGTGGTAGTCGTGCTTGGCCGGCTGGCGCGTTTCCCCCTGGCCCTCGATAAACGCGCGCTCGTACACGTTGAGGGGCATCGATGCGATGGCGCCAGCGATGAGCGCCACGCAGCCATAGACGGTGGACACGCGCAGCGCGGTATCGGCCGTGACCTGCACGCCGGCGGCCGATGCGCCGGTGAGGCCCAGAACGCTCATGAGTTGCTCGGCGGTCAGGTCAGTCTGCACGGCGTTGGCCTGCAGCGTGGCGCGACCACCGGCGCGCGCGCGGCGGCCGCTGTCGGCGTCGAGCCAGGCGCCGAGCACGCGCGAGTCGTGCTGCCGGGCGGCGAGGTTGAACACTTGCGACATGGAGGCCTTCTGCTCAGTGCACCGCGGGAACCGGGGTGCTATCCACCGAGACCGCTCGACTGAGCGCGATCACGGTTGCGACGATCAGGTCAATGCGGCCGTTTTCGTTCGACCGCTTCTTGTCCGGCCGGAAGTTGCCGTTGCTGTCGTACAGCAGGGCCACGTTCGCAGCGCAATAGCGCAGCACCGGGTTGGCGCGGTGCCGCCACAGCCGGCCGTACACCAGCTCCTCGAGCTTGCGCGCGCCGGGATACATGCCGCCGGTGTTCTGCGGCACCTCCACCATCGGCGCGCCATCGTCCATCAGGTCGTTGCACAGCTGCTGCGCGTTCCAGCGGTCGAAGCCGATGCTTTCGACCTGGTAGTCGCTGAGCGACGCCAGCACGCGGGCTCGCACCGGCTCGTAGTCGGTGACATCACCCTCGGTCGCCTCGATCCAGCCAGTCTCGGCCCAGGCCTTGTAGTTGGCCAGGTCGTCGTTCTGCTGGGCGTCGATCTTGGCCCGCGGGCACCAGCACCACACGAGCACGTACCAGTCGCCGTCCTCATCGTCCGGCGGGAACACCAGGGAATACGCAGTCAGGTCACGGGTGGACGCCAGGTCCAGTCCTCCGAAGCACCGCCGACCGAGCAGCATGCGCGGGTCGAAGCGCTTGCCGCCCTTGTCCCACACGTCAAGATCGAACCAGCCCTCCGCGTCGTTGCACCAGACGTTGAGGTCCTTCGTTTTGAAGTTCGCCTTTGCACTGGGCAGCGCTGCCGCCATCCTCGCCTGGGTCCGCATGTACTCCAACCGCTTCGCGGTGCCGAGGCCCGGGTTAGCCTTGGGCCAGCATCGCTCGTCGAATGGATCGTCCCCGTCGTCGATGGTGTAGACATAGCCGAAAAGCGTGTCGTCGAAGCGCTTGCCCTCGAGCACCGACACCAGGTACTTGCGCTGGTCGGTGCAGACGCCGTCGAGGATGAAGCCGGCCGTGGTGATCGCCGAGAGCATAGGCTGCGCCCGGGCACCCATCGCCGACACGAGCACGTTCCATACATCGCGGCTCTTCTGCGCGTGTAGCTCATCAAACAAGATCGCCGATGGGTTGAGGCCGTCGAGCGATTCGGCAGTGGCCGGAAGCGCGGTGAACACCGACGCGTCCAGCATCACCTTTTCCTGATTCGGCGCCGAGTAGATCTTGAACGAGCGCGCCACGCCCGCCGAGCGCTTGGCCCAGCGCCGGATGTTGTCGAAAGCCGGCTTGAACACCGTCATGGCCTGGTCGCGCTTGGTGGCCACCGCGTACACCTCGGCACCAGACTCGCCGTCCATCGCGAACAGGTAGGCGCCCTCGGGCCCCTTCCAGGTGCTTTTGCCGTTCTTCCGGGCCACCTCCTCGTAGCCCACCTGAAACCGTCGAAGGCCGTCCGACGTACGGCGCCAACCGTACTTGACGGCGGTCCAAAACTTCTGCCACGGGTCAAGCAGCATCGGCGTACCGGCCAGCGGCCCCTTCACGTGCACGAAGAACCGCTCGATGAAGCGGATCACGTGCCACCCATGCTCCGGCACGAACACGAAGCCCCGCTTGCCGGCGTCGCGCAGATCCTGGTAGTGCCGCCGCACCGCCAGGTACACCAGCCTGCAGACGACGATCTCGCCGCGCAGCACCGGCAGCCCATACGCCTGGTCCCACTCCTCGAGGTGGGGCGGCGTCAGTTCGGCAAGCCGCTTCCCGGTGAGCTGATGGCGTGGCCGACGAGATCGCTGAACAGATCGTCCTGGCCGCCGCCGCCTCCCGAGTCCTTGCGCACCCGCGTCAGCGAGGGGATCGTCAAGCAGGCCTTCGGCAACCATTGGCCCAGCTCCATCTTCAGGCGCTTCTCGTCCTCGGCCCACGGCAGATCAGACACCCAGCCATTCTTCGAGGTCTGGGTGCGGCCGTGCGTCTCGCACTTGGTCAGCGCGTCGAGCCACTGCTCATAGGTGCGCACGATCACCGCGATCGGCATGCCGGCGGTGAGGTGTTCGATGCCCGCCTCGCGCAGCACCTGGCAGATGTAGCCGTAGACGGCCAGCTCGCGAGCGCTGAACTCCAGGCCCGGCGGCGGCTCTGGCGACTTGATCGACGCACCCCCGGCCGCACGAGCAGGCGCCCGCCCCTCGGCAGCCTCGAATGGCACGTCAGATCCGCTCATACGCCTCTTTCGCGTGAAGGGAGGCAATCAAAGGCTCCGCTCGCTGCAAAGCGCCTGTAGCCCCTTCCACTTCAAACCCCCAGGGGGTAGTTTTCCTGTCTCGACAATTTCCGAC